ATTCTGAGAAATCTAATATATCTAGTGCTGCCTCTTCAATTTCCTCATTCTGTTTATATTGATCAGACTCGCCATAGTAATTTATACTAGAAAGTTTATAACTTCCTGTAACTCCGATTCCTGGATGAGAGATTGTAGTTGCACTACCAACAACATACTCGCCAATATTGAATCTTCCACTTGCTCTGTATACTTTTAATTCGCCAGTATCATAATCCCATTCTTTAACAACTGCCGTAGTACCAGACACTGATCCTGTAATAGTTTCATTGAGTGCATAATTTCCTGTAGATATGCCAGGAGAACTAAATGTTATTGTTGGAGCCACTGTATATCCGCTTCCAGCGTTAGTTACATATACTGTAGTAATTGTTCCTCCAATACCGATACGTGCCTCTGCAGTGGCTGTAGTGCCTGCTCCAGGGGGTGCTGAAATGCTTATGATAGGTGGAGACGAATAGAATGAGCCATAAGTAGTTAATCCAATAACTCCTATTGATCCAGAAGAAATTCCAGCTGTTGCAATTGCCCCAGAGCCTCCACCTCCAATAAAGCTTACTGTAGGTGCTGTAGTATATCCTCCACCAGGGTTGACTAGTACAACACGATCAACGGCATACTTACCTGGAGAACCAGGATATGAAGTCATGATTGCAACTGCTGTTGCATTTTTGCCTCCAACAGGTGCAGAAGAAATGGCAACAGTTGGAACTGATGTATAGTTGTTACCATCATTAACAAGATATATCTTACTTACAACACCATTTGCAATAGTAGTTGCAGCTCCAGCAGTTGAACCATTGCCAACTAAAGATAGTAATGTATTATAACCAAAGTTTACAAAATTATTATCAATATTTTCTATATCAGTATCAATTAACTCATCCTCAAACATGAATGGCTCACAACTTAATTCATATGTGTATAGTTTGTTTAATTGATAAAAATCAACTTCGTGCTCAATAAATTTAATTTCATAAATTGTATCATTGAGAGGAAAATATACTAAATCTCCTTCTTTTGGACGTGCAGCTAAAACATATTCATCAATATTAGCTTCCATAACTGGAGCTATAAAATCTTCAAATTTTTCTCTAGAAATTATAAGTTTTAATGTATCAGTAACTTGAATACCAAATTTTCCAAGAACATCTCCTCCGCCACCAAATCCATTATAATTATTTAAATAAGCTTCGATAAGAAAATTATCTGTAAACTTGTTTAATACATTTTCTTTTATAATTTTGTCTGTTGTAATAAACTCTCTTGGCAAATAATACACATCAATTCCATACATTCTTAACTGCTCGTTAATAATATCTTGAACGAGTCGTTGTTCTGCAAAATTGCCGTGAGTAAAGAATTGATTGGTTGCCATATTATCCTATCATATCCAGAGGTGGTAATTCGTATTCTGAACTCATTCTAGTTTTAATATCAGCAATCTCATTAATACCATCTTCATAAAGTTGTCTACCATTTAATTCAACTCCACCAGGAAGTTTGACACCATTAAATTTAATAAGATTTTGCCCCCATTGTTTTTTAATTGTTGCGGTAAGATATTGCTTTAGCCAAGAATCATTCCAAATTTTTGGAAAGTCTGTAGGATCTAAAATTCTATAACAATCTATAATTACATAACTATTGACGGGAACACTTGACCAATTCATATCAATATAAAGTCTATTCTGTCTCTTAGTATATCTTATTTTTTTCTGAGGACTGATTAGCCATTGAATAGTTTCTAGATATTCTTTAACCATTGCATAGTTTAACAATTCAATTGAAGTAAAATTATAGACATCATTTAAGAAAATTTGATAAGCAATATTAAACATCCCACTAGAAAATGTACTATCATCAAATCTAAAAATGCCTTCAATACCAATAATACTATCAGGTATTTCAATATAGTTTTTAGACTCTAGATAATTAAACGTAGTTACTCCCACAGTTTTGCTAGTGGTTTCATTAGCCTTTGCTCTATCAATATCGTCTTGAGTAATTTTGTACTTCAAGTACATTTTTTCTACGCCATCAAAGTGACGTTCATTGAAATATTGTAAAGCATCATCGACAAGATCATCTATTTGATCATCATCGACATTAATTTCTAAGACTGGATACCCCAATCGTCTTAAAGAATAATCAATAAGTTCTTGTCTACTTGAGGGCTTCATTAGTTTCTACCGTCTAGTTCTTGTTGTAATTCATTTTTAACTTCAACAAGATCATTATATTCCTTTATCAGAGTTTGATATTTTGCATCCAAAAACGCATTTTCTTTATGAAGAAGAGCAATTTTCTGCACAAAACTATTTACCAATAAATTAATATCAACTTCAGCTTCCATTAATAAGATCCTCCATCTAAAGTATCAGTCCATACAGGAACATTTGTTCCTAATTGTGTTGTAAGTATATAGTTAGATGTGCTAATACCAGTTCCAGGAGAACCAGTATTATTTAAAAAACCATCTGAATCAAAATAAGTAATTCCATATTGATCAACATCTGCTGGTTGATAGTAAATACCTTTGATATCTAGAAAACCTTTTTCACCAGTAACAACACCATTTGTAACTGTGGCGTCTGGAATATATACCCACTTTTTAGTTGAATCTGCAAAACCAAAATAACCTTTTTTATTTGCTGTTAAACCGATACCGATTGATGAATTATTGTAGTTAAATGAAATACCTCTATCAGTGTTGGTATCATATGCATGAGTTATAACCATTTCAGTACTGGATGAAATACCAGCCGTTGTTACACCAACTATTGAAATTGTTTTGTTAATTGTGCTATAATTGACAATAGTTCTATCAGCATTAGAAACTGGTAAACCAGTCACATTACTAACTAAATCTCCAGTATTAATTCCAACAACTGAATCTAGTGTTATAACTGTTGAACCAATAGCCACATCACCTTTAACTGTTCTTAAACTTGTAGGCTCTCCAAGATTAAAAATAATCTCGTTCGTATTCATTGTACTAGAGTTTACAATAGATGATTCACCATCAACTTGTAAATTACCTTTAATAATAACTGTACCACCAACATCTAATCCACCAGGATTAGGATCAATATACAATACATCTCCGTATCCAGGCTTTGATGAAATGATGTTTGATGAAATACCAACTCCACCAATAACAGCTCCAGCAATAAAAGTGCTCATACCAGTGAACTGAGCATTACCACCAACAGTAATTCTTGTTCTTACTGTCTGAACACCAACATCAAAAGAATCAATTTCATTGTTTGCATTTACAATTAATGCTGAGCTTGGAGTTAAAATTCCAGGAGCATGATCCAAAAGACTTACATAGTATTCACCACCAACTTGCACAGTATTACCATTATTGTCACCAATAAATAATCTCCCACCAACATTTCCTGCAGTTCCTACTCCAACGTTTACTCCAAGTTCTCCATATTGTAGTGTGGGCGCAGTTGAAGAACTGGTTGTTCTCTTAATTTTAATTGTGGGATTAACTTGCCCATCAACTTCGTTAGTTACAATCCATTTACCAGTTGTGGAGTTATATCGTAATAATGAATTATTAATTGCTCCACTGGTATCTAAACCATCTAATGAATTAAATGTTGTATACTTTCCTAAACTACCTACAACTTTAATTGCGTTTTGATCGGCTACTCTGACTCTAATTTGTGATGTCATGACGTTGTAACTCCTGCCGTTACAGTTGCTGTACCTTCAACAACTCTAGTCTTAACACCAGTCCCGTCAGTCAATAAAAGATCATAAACATATTTTCCAGGCTTAATTGCAGACGATACTGTAGATGCTAACGATATTTTAACTTCCCCCAAAGTAGGATTGGGAAAAGACACGCCAAATCCAACCTTAGTTTTACTTGCTGGGTGTTTTTTGATGTGGGAAACACCTGTATAGCCTGTCAAATTAATAGGAGTATTATTAGTATTTTCCAATAAGAAAGAATTCTGAAAATCAGCTCCTTGAGGAATAACAATGTTTACTACTCTGACTGACATATTCCATGACTATTAGGATCCTTTATGTATTTATAACTTTTGAAGAAGTTGCATCATTAAATCTTTTAATTCAGCCACATCACTCTTAAGAGTTTCAATTTCATTACGTTCTTGCAACTTTCTATTTCTTGTATCCAAATAGTTTTGATATGCATCTCTATCAGTGTTTACAATAGCGGTTGAATTTGCATCTCTATAGAGATTCGATTCACCATCAACTCTAATTAATTCCATACTATGCTAAGGCAATTACCGAAAAATCTGTAATCAATGGTGGTTCTGCTTGATTTGTTCCAGACATAATAATTTTAATCATAAATCCAGTGAAAGGTGCCAGATTGTCAACGGAGAACTTATAATCAGAAACTGAAGCATCAGTATTATCTGAAGTTACATCCTTGTCTGGTGTGCCATCTTCTTGTCCAGTAAATCCAGGGAATAGAATATATGGTTGAGATGCATCGGGCGAATCAGGTCTAAACAACTTATACATAGCTCTAATTTGTGCAGATTCCTGTCTTTGAGCAGCAAATCTTAAATCAAGAGAAGTTGCTGGATTTTCTAATGTAATTTTTTTGCTTACATAAACAGCAGCATGAGGATCTCCAACTGGTGCATTTACACGATTATCAGTAATGAAATCTGTAACTGGAGCATCTAATCTATTTGTAGTCAAGATCATAGCAACTCTGTCCAAATCAATAATAGGACTTACACTTGGATTTTCAGTTTGTAGAATAATTTCTGTCCATAAAGATTTATTCTTCGGCAAATTGGTCAGATATGTAGTTTCATTGATTTGAGAAGCAACCATTCTTGGATCGGTAAAGTGATTCATTTGATTTAGATTCATTTGTTGGAATCCTTGATCAATGAATGAAACCTCATTACCAGATACACTAGTGGCTGAGATTGTTCTAATTCTACATGAAACTTTAGTTTGTGGCGGAGTTTTATGCTCAATATTTGGAGTTAGAGTTTCAAATTGAATATTTTGTGTTGCAGTTGCATCCACACCACCAACATCTGAACTCTGAGTAAATCTTAAAATTGGGAATCCATTTGCAACTGATCCATCTCTTACAACTCCACTGCCAGTTGAAGTAGTATCAATCTTTAGATAATAGTGATCAATGCCATTTTGTAAAAGTGGATTTGCATCGGACAAATTATGAGTTTTATTAATTCTTCTTAGAGATACACCATTTAATTCATACTTGTAAACTTTATCACCAATATCATGACCACTGATGAGAGATGAATCTATACCTCTAGTAATACCAGTTAAAGTTGGTGGAGATGCTGCAGCATTAACACCAATGTATGAAATAATTTCACTATCAATTCTAACATAACCTGGATTTGTTGATGATACTGAAACATTTTCAAAACTGGTAAATATACCAACAGATGTAACTTTAATTGGAGTTGTTGCGGTAGAGCTATAATTTTCTTGAGTAACTTCTGCAGGATTTATATCAGGTTGAACATTTGAAATGATAACTTTGTTGATCATAGAGTGCATTGCATGTCCTCTATGATCAACTTTAAAATGCAATCCATCAACTTCTGGATTCAAGGTAACACTAATAGGAATTGGCTTAGTTCCTGTATATGAGAACGCAGCCGTAGAACCAGAACTAATATAAACAATTTCACCAACTAAATTAAATTCTCCTTGTACATTAGTTAATTCTAAAGTATTGAATGCGGAAACAATACCAACATTAAATCGGGTATTTTGATTTAATTGACCAAATTGTGCTGTAACGATATCTCCTACCGAATAACCACTTCCACCATTTGTAATTGTAAACGTGCCAAGAGCACCATTGTTTACCGTCATAATACCAACTGCACCAGTTCCAATACCAGTTACTGATATGATTGGAACGTTTGAGTATGTAAAACTTCCTGATGATGGAGTTAAACCAGATCCAACATTATTAGTAGTCATCGCAGCAGCATTATTGATTGCAATAGCACCCTTTGTAGAAACAAGTTTACCCGTAGCATTTAAATTATTCATCTGAGTAATTGTTACGCCAGGTGAAATTACTGCTGAAATGTTATTACCAAGTTTAATTACAGAATCTCTAGAAATAGTTTTAATTGGATCCTTCTTTAGTGTTACAATTTGTTTGTTTCCAAGATCTAGAGCTGGATTATAAGTTGCAAAAACACCACCATCAGTTGTAAATTGAGCTATATTTAATTTAAATTTAAGATCTTCTAATTGACTAGGATCCCATGTCTCACCATTTTGCGACTTGAAGAATGAACCTAAGTATGGCTGTTGAGAAACAATAATTTGCTGAGCCTCTGGGTTATCTTTAGTTGATACATCAACTTCACTCATTCTAGAAATCCATACCTGATAGTCACTGGAATCAGTTTGAAGAACAATAGCATATTCAGTATTTGCACTCAAATATAGTGGTGCTGGTAGAGTAAATTTCGTAGAAATGGATGCGTCCGCTGAAACTGTTATATCTTTGGGAAGTAGAGTTGCTTCTCCAAATGGTAAGATTTTTGAAGTTGGAGACCCTGCAATTACGGTTCTGATTTGACAAGAAACTGGTAAAGAACCTGGATCTTTCTTTTGGAAATATACTTCAATTGAAGTAACAAACATTCCAGATTCTTCAGTTGGTGGAACTTTAAATGTTTGTGCAATTGGGTCACCGTATCCACATTTTGTAGGCTTAATAGCTTTGGATGCTGCTGCAGCAGCCTTAGCAGCCTTAGCAGCAGCATTAATTTCTGCTTTAAGTGTTTTGGAGTTCTTTTTATCTTGTTTTTGTTGTTGTTTAAGAGAAGCTAACTTTGCTTGTGCTGCGGCAGCTGTTTCAGCAGCTGCTTTATCTAGAGCAGTTACTTTTGCAACAGTTGAATCGTAATTACCTGCATTTAATGGGATAATTTGTCCATCTTTAGTCTTAATATAATCTACATTATTTTTATCTCTAGTTTTAGTATATTCTTTAGTTTCAATGATTTTTCCATTATCTACTGTTTTAGTTTCTGGAGCAATTGGGACATTTTCATAAGAAGGAATTCTTGTTGTAAGCGTGGTCTCTTGAACATTATCAAGAGTACCAGATGCAGTGAAGTTTGCCTCTACTTGGCTAATAATTTCTCCAGGAACGGGTTCATTATCTTCATCCGAAGTTAATTGGAATGTCTTAGTGCCCGATGTAAATTTAGGATTATTGTTTACATTGCCATCAGGAATGTAGAATGATCCAATTAGAGTTCCAGCTTCATCTGAAATTAATCTATTATCTTTAACTGTTGCTTGAGCACCACTGGTTTTCCCAACTAACTTCATCCCTTTAGTTAAGTAACCACTATACTTTGAATCTTTTTGGTTATTTAAACTATCAGTATCAACGTTTAATAATGTTGAGGTTGATGAGTAACTCAAAGGCATAGCTTGAGTTAAATTGTATGGGTTCTTTTCATAAAATTCTATTACTGTTCCAGTATCAGTAAGTTTATCGTACTTATGTGCTGATTGTTGAAGTTGGAAACGAATTTTTTTACCATTATTTCCAGAAGTTCCCTGATCACCAATATTAAAACCTTGACTTTCAACATCTTCACCAGCAACAAATGTGCCAGATATCATTTCAATTTCAATTAATTTAGGAAAACAAAAATCGGTAACATTAATTTTATTAAAAAATGCATAGAATTGTGTGCTTGGTTTTACACGTTGAGCTTTGAACTCAATGTTTCTTGCTCTCATGTAAGGAATTACTTCCCGACTTACAACTCTGGAGCCTAAGTTTTGAGTTTCACTCTTTTCAGTAACTTTAAATTGTGTTCCCTTTCTTTCAAATTTTGATGTGCTTTGATAAATTAATTCATATTCTTCTTCCCAAACATTAACTTTTTTAAATAGAGGTTTACCAGTTGCCTTTGCAGATGCATCAGTGGCAGGTTTATTTACTTTTTTAGTGCTGGTTTTTCCTTTCTTATTTTTAGTAGTTTCGGTTATTTGATAGTTAGTAAGTACTTGAATTTGACTAGCTTGTTGGCTAACTAACTTAGTGTCAACTAATTCTTTACCTGTCCAAGTTTCTTCCCAAGAACCCCAATCAACTTCCGAAAGACCTGTATTAGGATTGATGCCTTTTTCAGCATTCATCGCATCATACAATGCGCTTTGAGTTAAATTTAAAACCGCAAGATTTTTTGTATCAATCCAAGTATCAGATTCTGGAGTGAGTGATAAAGTTCCACTCCACTTTACAATACTAAATGGATTTACATTTTCAATACGAGTTGCAAATTTTTGTTCAATTTTGGTTGTTTCAGTATAATTAAGGGTGATTAAACTACCACTCTTTTTAATATTAACCCCGTCTTCAGTTACATCGGTTGCATAGTCAAGATCAAATGATGTAGTATAATGCGATGGTCTCAAAATACCATTAGTTGCATCAATACTTGCTTTGAAATCTGGATGTGCAATACTATGTGAGTCATGATTTTCAAAATTATCAACAAAGAAACCACTCTTAAATCTATCTAATCCAGTCTTTGCATCTTTGATATTTAAATTCTTTGTATTTGATTCTAAGAAACTTAAACTGGTAACTTTTTCAACATTAGAAAGTCTCTGCTCAAGACGTTCAATGTCTTTCATTGTGTATCTCTTATGTTGTACAGGAGATACATATACTTCCTTAGCATCATAAACATAAGGAGGCATTGAAATAACAGCAATATCCAAAGCAGGAGTTGCTAAAATTGGTTTTTGAGGACTTTCGGATGGAGATCCTTGAGAAATTTCAAAAGAACCATTTTTATTTAAATATAGAACATCAATTCTACCTAGGTAGTATGAATATCCTAGTAGTATTTGAGATGCATTTAAAATTGGATTTGGAACACTTGCACCTGTAGTAGAGAATACTCTTGAATTAAATTCAAATGGTGATTTTGTTGCTGTTGCTGGATTATATGTTGTTACTCTAGGTCTAATATCAATAGCATCTGTTGCTCTTAGAGATCCGTAAATATATGGAATAGAATTGGAGTATAATGCAGGATCAAAACTTGAGAATGCTGTAAAGTCTCCATTATCTCCAGATGGTGTTGAATAATAATCAAAAACTACTGTTACTCTTCTAGCTGGTGGTTGCTGACCTTCCTTTAAAATAATTTTTGCATAATCAACATATTCAGATCGAGAACCATTATCAAAAGCATACTTATCAGAAATATCTTTTGAAAATTGATTAATAGTATCAATATTTGCACTAACATCTAAATTAATAAAATCTAAAGTTTCACCTTTGGTAAATACACTAGCATTAATATATGCAAATGTTAATGTTGTTGATGTTGATGAAATTAATTTAGCTTTTGCTTTTGAGGTCATGCCATTAAAAACTTGACCAGGAAGAAGAGTTGTTAGATCTCCTACAATATTATTGACTATAACTGATGGAAGTACGGGATCATTTTCATCATATGATTCATAGATGTCTAAAACATTTAAAACATCTCCCTGATACAGACAAATTTCCTTATCTTGTACTCGTGTTCCATAAATTGAGCTATATGTCAATCCATCATTTAGAGTATTTCCACCAGTTCCTGAACCAGTTTGAGTTGATCTATTAAAGGTTACTGTTGCTGCTCTAACAAGATTTTTCTTCTTAACTGTTAGATTAATTTTATTAAGAGTTGCGATTAATTTTGCATTAGAACTAGTAGTTTTTGATAGTTGAGTAATAGTTATAGTTTTTCCGCCGTTTGATACAATAACACTACCAGTCTTTAAGGGCTCGATTGTACCATCAGTGTATGATAACTGATACTCATTAATATTAAATGGCTTGAAGAATAAATTTAGATCACTTTCTACAACAGTGAATGAAGAACTACTTACGTTAGCAATATAAGTTTTTCTGATTTCAAGTGTTGAGTTGGTTAAATCAAGTGCGCTTATATCTGTTGTTGGTAAAGATTCAAACAAATCTCTATTTTGACTATTGATTAACTCTGGTTGAATAACTTTTAGATCATTTACAGTTATAGCAGCCGCTGGTAATGAACCATCATAAACACCAGTTACACTACTAATACCAATCACTGTAAATGTTTTTAAATTTGTTGCAACAGCCGAAACTTTATTATACGTTGGATATGGATTCCCTGATTTAGTGTATGTAATAATATCTCCAATTTTAGGCGGAGTAGTAGATGCAGTGGTTATACCTACAGTAACAGTTCCTCCAGTTGTAATACTATATTGAGTAGCAACAGGTCCAAGAGATTTTACTTTATTAAGAACTAAATCCGCAGTAAATACTTGTGAAGTGCTTGCATCAACAGATCGGATTGATTTTACATCTGAAAAATCATAATCTCTTACAGAATATACTGTTGGTGATGAACTAATTCCATTAACAGATACTGATTCTCCAATTAAAAATTTACCTCTTGTACCATATAAAGTTAATGCACTAGATACACCAACATTAGAATATAAATATCCACTTGCTCCACTATTTCTACCTTGAATGAATGCAGGTGCATTAAGTGTTATATTGCTACTAAGTGTAACTGCAGTAAAGGTTTCAATGTCAAACAAAGCACATTCAAATTTTGTTTGATCATCAACATATTTTGAATCTGGAGTGTAGATATCATACAAACGTGCAACACCAATTTGAGTTCCTGGTAAAGTTGACGGAGCACTATTGTCTATTCTAGAATCTGAAAATTGAATTACATCAGTTGTAGTAATTCCAACTCTAGGAGTGCCAAATAAATTATCAATTTGCGTTCTAGCAGCAGCTCCAAACGAAAGACTATAATTACTGACAGATCTTGACGTTCTTGGTTTGTCAATATCCATCAAAGTTGTTGAAAGCTTTTCAATATCGTAACCTTCAACGTATGCCTTTCCTGCTGAAATCTCAACGGTCAGTGCGGCTTCAGATGGTTCTAATCCACTTGGAGTAGTTTGATTGTCGAAGTATACTCCGTTATTACCTAAACCATCGTTTAAATTTTCTTTTACAAATACTGAAAAAGGTTTAACTGTGTAATTTCCAGATTCATCATAAGTTCTTTTTGCCAACGCATCTTGCAATGTAGTATCATTTGCTTTTGATGGAGTAAATGATTGCAAATCTCCATCAATGATACGCATCAATTCAATGAAATTTTCATCATTTAAATTATCAAGATCTTTTTTAATAAATGTAGTTGCAATTTTTAATCTATCAGCTCCTGGTGCAGCATAGTTAGAAAATCCTTGGGCATTATCATTTAAAGTATCATCATCATATGATGTTACAATATCTTCTTCAATCAATAATCCAACTCTAGCATTTGCAAACGATGAATATTGATCAAGAATTACTTTTTGTGCTAATACTTTTACAAAATGACCCCTTAAAAAATATACCCCGTCGTTAATTGCTGCAATCGAAGCTTTACCTACAGGATTTTCTGCAGTAACATTTGCAAATGGAGAATTTGCTTTAAATACACCGCCAGTATAAGTTACATCTTCAGCAACTAATAAAGTTTCTCCTGGTGAAAATTTCTTAGTATTAAAATCTGTTGTGCTTGAGTTTGCGTATTTAAAGTATAAGGTATTTTTTCCTGCAGTTGATTCTGTATTAGTAATAGCTAACTCAATTTTTGCTTGAAGCCCCGAGATTTGTCCTATAACATTAACACCAACCAAATTATTAACATAACTACTAACTTCAACACCAAAATAAATTGGATCTAGTAAAACATAATCAACTTTATTATCGTATGATGTTTGACCTGGAATTATTTTTGCACCTTCTTTAAAAAAGTGCTGACCAAATCTATCAATTTGATTTTGTAAAATTGATTGAAGAGTTGTTAATTCTCTAGCCTGGATAGGAGTTCCAGGTTTAAACAGTACTCGCTTATAGTTCTTATTTTCACTAAAATCATCAAAATATGGGCTTACATTTAAGTTAGTATTTTGGGGCATCTTAGAACTCTAGAATAATTTTAACGTCTTCTTTTTGATTTGGTGAGCGAATAATTGCAGCTCTGTTATCTATATAGATGATTTCTCCAGAGTATTTTTCATTTTCAGGAGTTGCACATCCCTTGATGTAATTTTGCCCCAACTTCACAGTTCTTGTATTTACTCCAGAACCAACAGTAGTTTTATTTACTGGAACCGCACTAGTTCCAAAAGTAGTGTCAATAACTAAATTACTTCCAACAGTAGCTCCTTGAATTACAGTTGTTCCGCCAACACCAATTTCTGAGGTGAATCTTGATAACTCCATCGATACTTGCTCCAGTAGAACTTACAAGTTTTAACGCATATAATGAACTATACTCTGACGCTGTTAGTAGTTGGCTGGTGCTACCACTCAAAGTTGGATTTTTAATAATACCAACTCTCGCAAAATCATTGCCAACAATTGTATCTGGGTTATTAGCATCTATTTCATAACGAGAATAAATTAATACTTTATTAGCACCCGTTTCAGTATAAACGTCTGCTCCATGACCTCCTGGGGGAGGTATGATGACGCTAAATTGTGCTACTGATGTTGATGCTACTCCAACACCGTTAAGACCTTGAATTGGGGCACCATTGGAAGATCCAGGTGCTCCTGGATAGAATTTAATAGTTCCGTAAGTATATCCTCTACCACCATTGGTTATTGCAATATCTGAAACCTTTCCTGAAGAATCAATCGTAACTGTAGCTTTTCCATTAATACCATCACCTAAAATAGGAACATTTTTGACTGATGTGCTAATAGGTTGATAACCATCACCACGATTTTCAATAATTACAACTTGTACTTTACCATCTACTGCGTTGTTTTTAATTTCCTCACTTTCACCAGTACCCCAATTTTCGGGAACTGGAATATATTCA